CCAAAAACTGGGTGTAAGAGTGATAGCTGACATACTGAAATTATTTACCCAACACGTCACTGTCACAGTCGATCCCGAAAATGTGGTTACATTCTGCATAATAGGAATGCGAATCACTTTTGTGGTTTCACTCGATCCGGCTGATGTACATTGATAATTCAAATAATAAGGAGGAGTAATATCTGTTAAGCCTAATGCCGGTACGCCAAATGTAAAATTTGGAAATGACAATGCATCTGTTGCACTCGTATTATTTTTAATAAACCAAATATCAGGATTGGCATTTGATGAAGTCGCAGCCAAACCACTATGTGCTCCAGGCGCTATTTTAAATGCAGTACTCGAAATAGATGAAACCGTTCCGATGTTACGATAAAAAATAGGATTGATTACAAAATTCTGTGCATTTTGGACTTCAGTAATGACTGATCCACCGCTGTCAGCAACAGGATTGTAATTTAAAACTGTCCAAATGAGATTGCCGCTTGAATCATAAACCGCTAAATCATATAGATCATCTGGATTATTAGGATCATATGCGAAATAAAAAGGACCTTGTTGTCCATTTGCATTAAATTGTACACCTAATACATCTGAAGGTTGATTAGGAACAGGTACAATAGGCCAAGCACCAGCGCCATCAGGCCCTGCGCTATCTCGATAAACATATTTTGTAGAAGTGGGATTTAAGCTACTGACTGTCTCTAAATAACATCCGGCCGCTGGTAATCCTAAATTATTGGCTATATACCAGATGGGATTAAAGCCAATGTTATACGCTATTGTATCTGTCATCTTTTCACTTCCTTGTGAAAAATGTTATTTTTTATTTGTAAGGATTTTCGAAAACATTAGATCCTTTATTCAATATAGAAATTGCGCCTCCCGCTCCTAATGCGGGCGCCAAAATTGATCCAGCAAATTTACCTGTTCCTATCAGTCTTTTTTTATTTAATGATTTTTTTGTTAAAGCATTAATACTTTCTTCAATATCAGGATTAAAATAATCGGCAAATCCTTTATTTCTTATTTCGTTGAGCTTTTCTAATAAAGCATTAGCGTTTTTAGGTTTACCACCAATTGCATTATACAATAACCTATTTTGTGAAGATTTAGGTAAATCTTGAAGTATTTTATTTATATAGCCAATTTCTTCTTTTCCTGTAGATTTATTGATAGTATTTGAAGGTGATTGAAATACATCATGTAAATTTTTTATAAAAGTTTTTCCACCTTTTACTATTTCTCTTATTTTTTTATTGGCTAAATAAGGTGAAACATGCTCTTTATAAAGATCAATACCTTTTTTATAGGCTGAAGCTAAATTTTCATTTGAATTTAAATCTCTGGTGTTTAAAAAATCCATAATATCATTTTTTAAACGCTCTCTTACATTATTCAATTGTTTAATTTCATACCTTTCAGAAGCTGATTTATGTGGCTTAGATTCTAAATCTCTTATCCAATCCCCCATCTCAGATTGTAATTGATGAGCATTTTTAAAATTAGGTTTATTTTTAAATTCATGATAAAGATCCCCAATATTGAAATCTTTAGCTTGATCAATTAATGATTTATATTTATTCATTTCTGTTGTTATCAATGGATCAGGTTTTTTATAAATCGATTCTTTTCCAGCTTGTTTATCAACATAATTAAAAAATTCTGCTGCCTGATTTTCACGTTCACTAAATTTTGTTCGCAGATCGTTTGCTAATTCTTTAGTATTTTGAGTAGTATTTTTCGAACCTAAACCTAATTTTTCAATAAATTCATTTGCATATTTTTCAGGACTAATACTATTAATAGTATTTTTAATAGTTGGTTTAACTTTTTTTATTTTTCCAGCAAAAGGTGCACCTGGGATAGATATTTCACTAGCCAATTGAAGCGCTCCTCCAGGAGTCAAAAATGATTTATTTTCTGTTCCAAGTTCTTGGTAAGGTTCAAACTTATTGATAGCATTTCTAATAGGGCTCATTGCTGAAAAAGGATTTTTTCCTTCTGGAAAAACTTTTTCTGCCCATTGAGATAATATAGATCCAGGTAAATTTTTATAAATATCTTTTGCGCCTTGCAAAACACCACCTGAAAAATCTTGAGCAATATTTACAAAAGGATTTTCTTTATTTATTCCAATCGAATTAGCGCCTTCAGCTAATATCTTAGAGTCAGGATTTTGAAATTTTCTTTGTGCAAAATCTTGAGGTTCTTTTTTAGATGAATTTAATTTCTTATATTCATCGTAATGAATAACATTCTCAGGCTTAACGCCATATTTGGAATAATCAATATTAGCCATTATTCATCCTTCCTCATAATTCTAGAGCCGGGATAGTCTCTTAAAAATAATTCAGCATTTGGTAAAGTAAATCCTTGAATGACTTCATTCTCTGGAGTTATTACATTTACTGTCCCATTTGTATTAACTTTGATTAATTCCTTTGGAGGAACCGGATTTGTAATATTTTGAACATTTATAGATTTTTGCAATTCATTAGGAGATTTATTTTTATTTAAACTAATAGGTTCTAATGAAATCGCATCGCGTGCTTTTTTACCTTCTTTTAATCCTTCAATGAAAGTTTTTTGAGCTTCTTCTCTAGCTTGAGCAGATAATTTTGGGAAAGTAGCCGATATATTTTGCATACCTGATTTCATCAAATCATGCGTTTGGGTAACTCCTGGCTGACCATTTGCTAATTTAATTTCATTTTGCGCAATTTCAAATTGTAACTGTCTTGCTCCTAAAAATTGACCTAATCTTTTTTGATCTGAAGGATTTGAACTAAATGAATCTAATAGCGCTTTAGGACTAACACCAAAATAAGTAGTTCCATAAGGACGTAATTTATCTTGTGCATAATTAGCTAATGCTTCAATTTCAGCTTCTGCTTGATTAGTTCTCACACCAGAAGTTATGAGAGGACTTGTTGTTTCACCTTTTGTTAATCTATTAAAAGATGCTCTTGCCGCACGGGATAAAGGATTAATTTTAGTTCCGTCGGCAAGTGTATTTCTACCTTCTCTGATAGCATTAGATGCTTCATAAACTTGATTGGCATCTAACTGAGGATTATCTTTAGCTATCAAATTCTGAAAAAATAATTCTTCTTTACCTCCCGTTCCCAAACCTGCGCCACCCAATTGTCTTTGTTTTGCTAAAGCAAAATTATTTGCAATTTGAGATTTAGTTAATTCTGGATAGATTTGATTTTTTAATTTTAATTCTTCTGCCTCTAAAGGCGTCATCATATTTAATTTATTAGTTTGAGCTGCGGTATGAGCATTTAAATAAGGATAATGACCAGTTTGAGCATTTTGTAAATCAATAGCTGCTTTAGCTTTAGGTTCATACCATTTATTTTCCAATAATTGATTTTGGATTTTACCTTCTTGAGTTGGACCATAGTATTTATTTTGTAATTCTTGCATACGTCGCTTTAATTGTTCATCACGCAAAGAATTAATACTTCGCATAGAAGATAAAAGATCACCTTCATTGGTAGGAGCTGCTATATTAGGAATATTTAATGCCATACATTAACCCTTATAATCCAAATAACATTGGTAATAATTCACCAAGACCACCTAAGAATCTATTTTGGTCTAATTGTTGTCCTCGACCTTGATTGTATTTAAAATTAGCCATATCGCCGCCAGCATTACTAAACAATTGGCTCAAGATATTTGCAGCATTTTGACCACCTTGCATTAGGCCATATTGACCTTGACCATATTGGCTATTAATTCCCAATACATTTTGCAGCCAGTTATTTTGATCTTGGCTAGAAATATTAGCCGCATTTTGTTGAAGCTGTTGAGCAAAAGGAGTGCTACCTAATGTTCCATTTGCAGAAGCTGCATTTTGTCCTGCAAGCACAGATTGTCGTTGAAGATTCTTAGCAAAAGGAGATTCTTGATATTGACCCATGAGCTTATTTATAAAAGCAGATGGATCTTGTTGGCCTTGTAGCCAATTTTGAAAATTATTTGCACCATTAATTCCATTCATGAAAAATGGATTTTGAAAGGCTTGCGCGCCTTGGAAATATTTTTGATATTCTTTTCCGGCATTCTTGTATGGTTTTCCAGAATTGCCGAAAAGACCACTAAAAATTCCGCCTAATGAAGAACCTATACCTTCTTGACCAGCTAACTTTTGTAGCCAAGACATATTATCTTGACCGCTTCCCATTAATCCTGGTTCTGAATGACTAAACATACTTCACATCCTTGTAAAGTTAAAAGCTCGTCCAAGTACCTACACCTGCTACAAGTTTATAGTACTGAGCTGAATTTATCGTCGTATTATATATCATTTGTCCTAACTGTGGATTCAAAAATGAATCACGTTGATCGCTTGTCATTTGTGGTAAAAGAATCCCGGCTTGCGTTAAATAACCAATGAGATTTTGAAAAAATGTTGCCATTGCGTCTTGCCATACAGGACTCAATTTATCGCCTTCATTTACGATCTTGTCATATATTGGAAACGCATCAAAATCTTGTGCCATATTTACTCCGGCAATACTTCATAAGCCCATGATCCACCCAGTAATACAAAAGGTATTGGATCATAAAATTCGATCTTCACTACAAAACCTTGACCACGAGGAATGACGCCCAACTTTCTGAATAAGGTGCGATATGTAGTTTGGCCAACTGTACCCATAGGCGCACGTAATAAATAACCGTACGTTTGGCCTCCATCCTTTGATATAGATAAAAACAAAGTCGGAATGAGAGGATTCTCAATAATAATACTTTCTTCAATGATTAAAGGTTGACCGGCTTCAGTTAAAATATCCAATCCACTTTCTGTTAAAATATCTACGGGTTGTTCAGTCAATTGCAATTCTGCTTCTGAACCTTGTAATAAATCAAATTGCAAACGATCAATACGTGTTCGTTGATAACCAGGTGGTGTAATAGCGCGCGTTATACGCATTCGTCGAATAGCTTCACCAGGTATAATGGTATAACCTCTATCATCAACAATGGCACCATTGGTATAAGTTTCATTATCTACTTGATAAAGAATTGGATTAGCATAATCTCCTACCCAATTAATCCCATTAAAATAAGAATGCGTTTGTGCTGGATGTCGATTTCCATTTAATACTTCTTCTTCATGCCACAACTTCCCTTGTTCTTGGGTGGGATCACTCAATGTAACGTTATAAACAAAAGTATGATTAGAGGATGTGAAGTTCATTCTAAAGAAAAATAATCCATCTTCTTTGATTAGAAAAGTTCGACAATCAGAAATTCCTGTCGTAGCTGCATATTGTGCTAATTGGAAATCTAATGCGCGATTACTCACAGCAATAGGCGTTGTACCTGCTATTTGCATCACAGGACCTAATGAATCGCGATCTTGTGAGATGAAAAACATGAAATCAAAACCCGTCGCAATACAGCTAGCGGATGTTGTACCGTATTCACCGAGTAATGAATTATTTCGTCTGAAAGGTAGATTTGTGCCTATACCGCTATTTTCCCAGACTTCGTAATAGAAATTAGAGAAAAGAAATAAACGTCTATGTAAGGTTCTGCAAGCAACAATATTACCCGGATGAGATGTAATAGAACCTTGTTGTAATTGGCCACTATTCGTCACATATATAATCGCTGTTCCAGTACTGGAAAATGTAATATTTGTTCCACCGTCAGTAGTCGAAATAGTAAATGTCGTAGAATTAACTACACTTGTTACATAATAAGTCGTTCCTACAACAATTTGTGGGCTACTCGTTGGTAATGCTCCTCCTACCCCAAGACTAAATGTAATAGGCGTTCCAACTTGATAATTAAGAGTTGTTCCGGTCGATAAAACTAAGTTAGGTGATCCGCCACTCGTCGCCGCAAAAGTATTTCCTGTAGCGGGAGAACTTGCAGTAAAATCAGGTCCCCATATCAATCCTTGATTCAAACTCGATAATTGAAAATTAGGTGTATTGCCATTCGCAACTACAAAGAAACCATCTAGTGTACATACATCAATAGGTGATGTAGGGAAAGCAGGATCAGTAATGAGTACGAATGATCCGGTTTTAGTGTCATAAATATAACCTTTTGCGCCATCCACGATAATAACTTGGTAAGTATTAGCATCGATTCCAACATAACCAGTAACCGTTGTTAATAAGGTACCTGCACTCATACTATTTAATTGTGTAATTACATTCGTAGCAGTTCGACTATAGACACGATTACCAACAACAGCATATTCGACATTATTAAAAACAAATTGCGCACGAAAAGGCCCCGTTGTCCCATAATCAAATTGCGTATTAATCAAACCGGATGTATTAATCAATGTCCTTGGTTTTTTACCCAAGGGATCGATATATTCAAAACAATTAACAGATCGTTCGGCATCGATTTCACTTACGCGCTGATTGTTGTAACTTCCTACAACCGGGAAATCTTCAGTCGCCGCCATATTAGTAGCTCAATATATTTGGCCAATAGAATGGCTCTGGGGCTGTTAGGACGACCGAAGGCCTGATAGTCAAATCAGTTTCGTTCGCATTCTTTAGCGCATTATAATAATCGTCTAATATCCCTTGGCTTTGTGGTGTCCAATTACCGGAGGGGTAATAACCTAAGAATCGTTCAGCAAGTGCGTATTTTAAAAACCCATAATAATAAGGCGGTAGCTCACCCAAGGTATCTTGAGGACCTAATGAATTAACCATGCATTTCACTTGAATGGAAAATGGATAAGGCTGATCCGGTACTGGGTAAACAGTAATAAAACTTTCATAGGCTTGCTTGTTCAAGAAGATAAAGCCCGGTCTTGCAAGTAAATTCGTTTGTCTTACCACGTTCCAATAAGTGGCTTTATTAATAATTCGCAATGGATAGACAAGACTCGTTGGCTCAAGTGGGAGTATCCCTTGATAAGTCGTCATCGTATTGATTGGCACACCATCCGATGTAAGCTGAATAGGAATGTTAGCCAATGCATCGGCTTCACTTAAAGCGAGCTGAACAGTCGTAGGACTAATAAATATAGTGTAATAAGTCACATCCACCACTAAAGGCGACGGAATCGTACCAAAAGAAGCTAATACAACAGGCGTGCCTGTCGGAAAAGCTGTAGACGATGGAATCGTTAATAAATTAGTTGCTAAGTCTGCGGTAAAATTAACAGTAATAGGATTCGAAAATTGATTAAATCCCACACTTGGAACAACATAATTCGCAAAAGATAAATCCACTATTCGATCAGCAGTAATATCCGTTCCGACGATCATATCAGAAATAGAATAAGTATCCTTACCTACAATAAATTGATGATCAATCGTTGTGAGATAAGGAATATAGATACTATCCGATGAAAATTTATCAAGTAATTCATTCAGTAAATCAATACCCGTGGAGAGCATAAAGGCATCGGGGGTTTCTCCTACACCGAGCTCTCCAAGAAGATAAAGTGAATTAATTATTAATTCGTTCGTTGTTCTGACAACTTGTGGCATAGGAATCCTTTCCTAATAAAGACATTTTAAAGGTGTCGAATTCGAAACCTTTATGAATCGTCTCTTTGTCCACCTTTAACAGGGAACGCTACTTTATCAAGACCTGCGGTCAACTTGACTGCGAACTCTTGAGCATGCATCCCGTTATTGGACATATACGCACAAAAGTCATTCATTTCAGCGTCCATTTTTGGCATTTTGCCAGCATGTTTATCTGCCATCGCTTGTTGCTTTTTAACAAAAGCATTATTCATGCCATGTTCAGCTTCCAATCTCTTTTGTCGAGTGTTCGCCATTGCTGCGTCTTTGCTTGCGGTGCCGTCGTATCGGTTTTTCATGGGTTAATTCCTTTTCTTTAACATCATTGGGATGCTTAAACCATTGACCTGTTGCAACAAGATCCTCTACTTCTGCGTCTTTTACGACTCTCATCGGTAGTGTTTTGTGATACAAACAAGTCAATGGCATTTTTCTTTTCCTTAAGATAAAACTTTTACTGCATATTGGGGATGCCATTGGAAACCGCATAGCAAATCGATACGCATTAAGTTTTGGTAACCTAATATGTCACCTGTTTGTGTTACAGCGAGGGACAATCCAGTTTCAGGATCAATCGCAACAGACGCATAAGGTACTTGTAATTTATATAAAGGTGGGCAAACAATATCCAAAGCACGTGCTGGATAAGCTACGTTAACGTTGTAACTTGGAACAACAGTAACAGCAGCACCTGATGGGATAGGATTACTTACGTTTTGTAATGGGCTACCCGTATCCGAAATAATAACTGGAGATACAACAATAGTTACCGCACCACCCGCTGAGGAGTTAGCGGCTTGTTGAATAACGAACTGCATATTTTGTCCAGTAGATGCTCTTGACAATGGGTTAACAGAATAAACACCGGCAATCGAAATCAAATCACCTGGTAAGAAATAGTTAGTAATCGAATCAGTTGCACCGGCTAATACGATTGTATTTCCTGAAGATACAGCACCATTCACAGTTAATGTATCACCTGGGTAAGTTGTTGGACCTACACCTGCTACGTGTTTAACTACGTTTTGAGATTGGAACATATCAAAATAAGATAAATGACCAATTGCAGATTGACGTACGATTTCTTCGTTAAATACAGGTGTAAAGTTATTCAATAAAGCGGATTTTAAAGAAGAACCATCACGCACTGTCATTGCTAAATAGGCATCCGATGCAATGTTAACACCTTGTTCAAGTAACTTAGCGCCTGCTAAATCAACCGTTGAGAAAGAGTTAATCGGTGTACCTGCATTACCTGTGTAATAGTTCAATGAAACTTCAGCAGCCGCCGAAATATCACGTTCCATTTGAGTAATGATATTTTGAATAGCGGGTTGAATGAACATACGAGAGAAATCTTCAATACGTAAAGTTAAATCTTGTACCGTATAAGAAATCAAAGCATGGTATTGATGGGCTACTGTAATGGTTTCAACTGTTTCGATAATCGATTGTGGAACCGCTGTGGAACCATCACCAATAACGAAGTTATTTTGTCTGCGAACTTGTAATGTATCACCGATCTTATAACCTGAGTTATTAAAATCATCTTGGTAAATTCTTGAACCTGTCATGACATAGGGACTGTTATTAGCAAACATCGCTAATGCAGTGTTTGACACTAACTGAGTAGTAATAAATTGATTGGGCATTTCCGTTGCTCCTAACATTGTTTATAAATGCCAGGCTGAAACTTTTCAGAGATGAGATAAAAATTCCTATTCTTAACGCATCTCTATTTCCAACCCGACCGCATTCTTTTCCTGAGTTCGCCAACAGAAGTTTTTTCTGTTACGGCGCCTGAATTGGTAACTGGGTTGTTCTTGATATTGCCGAGTGGACGATGGGTTTGATTCCCACCTTGATTACCACTTCCACTTATCAAGGCATGCGACAGTTTAACCATCTCAGTTACTTGATCTAATGGGTGGAGTTTAGAGATACGTTCAAGATCTTCTTTGTTCTTGCCAAGTTTATACAGTACTTCACCAGCACTGCCAGGACCACTTTTAGGTAGGACTAAAGCCGCATCGCGTAGCTGAGTTGTAAAGGGAGCATCATGCCCTCTTACCAATTCATCAAAGTCATCATATTTATCGGCCATATGATCTAAGTGTGAACTTAAATCTTGATATTTCCGATGCACATGCTGCATT